TATGTCAAGATTGCGAATTAAAGGGATTTGAATGCCTGAAGCATAATTCTTGATGTTCGCTTGGTTCACAAACGAGGTATTTCTTCAATTCAGACTACTTCCTAAATTTGAATCCTTCCCGGGGAGATCATGTTCGTTGGGTATTCAGCAATGAGTTCTAACAATTTATCAAATGTCCCTAAACGTGAATTCAAAGATTCGCGTTCTAGAGACAGGGGGGTTAACAAACGTCGCGATCGCGATAGTTTTAATGCCCGTGGTAAAAATCCACGAAATTTTGCAAGACGTGTGCAACGTTCAGTTAAAAATGGCGCCTTTGTCCAAGACGCTGTTTTAGACGCAGAAGAAGAGGAGGATCCTACTGACGTTGTGGACGCAAAAGACGATGACCTGAGTTTGCCACCCACTATTAAGGATCAATGGCCTACCCCCAAAATGGATAGTTTGCCATTGTCCAAGGTTTGGGACGACAGACCCACTGGCGCGCCTTTTATTTCTTCCTTCCCTAATTATGATGGGTTTGTTTCTTTAAACATGCTTAGATTGTATAACACGGGTAGATTAAATGATCGCACTCTAGTTGAATCTGCTCCTTTGTGGATGCATCCAACCCTTATGAGATTGGGTTGTCATTTAACCAGTTTGGATCGTTCATTTCCATCCAATTGTTATTGTGGTATAAGTTGTCAATGCAAACCTTTTTCTGTTGCTATATCTTTCAAGGAGTATGCTAGCTCTGGCATTGTAGTACCCTCTACCAGAGTCCTTTACACCTTTGGTCCAGATTTCAATTTGTTTAACGAAATGTGTGCCGGTGGTGAAGTTTACTATCGGGATGTTCCTAGAGTTGCCTGTGTGAACCCGGTGTCGTACACCTTTGAAAGAGAAGTTTCCATTTGTGGGTCAGTTTTTAAACCCTTGTTGCATTACGCCTCATTCAGAGGTATAGGCACTGATGGCTTGAAGTTGCATTCATATCGTGGATTGCATTTCATGTTGTTTATGTCTAATAAGTCAGTTTGTGGCGTTAAACAACAAGTTGCTACTCCTTATGATGGCCCATTTTGTGGAGACCCCAACAGAACAGCCCCCAAACATAATTTTGAGTGCACTATTATCCGTACTCGTGATCATAGGGCATATGCCGTTCCAATTCCATTTGTTGATCTCGTCAGATCTAAGTTGTCCTTATTAAAATTAACAGACGAGACAAGAAACAGTTTGGTACAATTTCTCAATAGCGTTAGTCAACAATTCAACGTGGGAGTTTCCGCGCGCATGGCAACTTTGGAATATTGTCTTGAGCGCGTCCCCATTGAGGATGAGAGGTTGTGCAAAACTGAACTAGCCACCCGTGACTTGAGGAGGAAGGTCGAGGCCTATTCACGCTTCGATTTCTCTTTCATTATGGTTACTATTTATGCAATAGGTATCATGGCAGCGGCTGGTTTGGACAAATTTATTTATTTATTGAACTATTATAACTGTGATTTCCCATTATTACATCATTTACGTGATTTTTGTGCAAATGGAGTTTACAGTGGACCTCGTACTTTCCAAGGTGCCTTTCTTATTGTTAGAGATGCTATTGTCTCAGCCCTGTCTAGTCCCTTTGTAGCCGGCATGCGCGTTGGTCCCAACGCCAGTGTCTTCGGCCACAATTTGGTTACTGTGTTAGGACTGGCTTGGTGGTTAGAGGAAATAGTTAAGACTGTTGTGCTGTATTTTCTTGTCAACTTGCTTTATTTGTTTTGGTCAGTTGACATGGTTATAATGTCAATAGTCGTAGCCATAGGATTTGCGTCGATAGAATTTATTGAGAAGGTTCTTTATATCAACGCGGCTGGGAGACACATGGGAGGATTCTTTGTGTTTTTAAGACGGTTCCCAGCCTATTATACTATGGTTATTTGTTTCCCATTCATGTTCCATATTGCAATTGCTCATTTATTTATGCCAATAAGGATGTTCCTACATTTTTGGTACAATCTTATTGCTTTCTTCCTTGGTACTAATGCATATGGAACGTGTAAGTGGCTATATAAGGTAAATAATCATCCGCCTCCATTGGATTACATAACAGTGTCAACCCCCCATACAGCCAACTCTAGTGTAGATTCTTTCACTCATATTCCTGTTAAACAGGAGAGTGAGAGACTTACTAAGGTTGGAGTTGTTGATGGCAAGCCTTCTTTGTCAAGTGTGGTCCAGTGTACTGGACTAGACCAGGAATCTAGACTGAATGTGCGATCGGTTCCATCAATGGAGAGAGTTACTCGGTGTCTACGACAAATTGGACCCATTTTTTGTCGTCAAGTGCCCGTAGCTTGTATTTCAGGCCATATAGAATTACTTAGTGGATTGCCTCGTCAGCTTGGTGTCAAACCAGCTAATTCAGGCACCATTGGGCGATTTTCTCTATGGTTTCGAACGATGTATATACCTTATATAGTTGGTGCCCTTGGCATCATTTCCCCCATTTCATTTTCAGAATTCTTATTGAAACAACCACCGCAAAAACGGTTGTTGTATGTTCAATCAAAGACTCTGTATGATAAAGGATTGGTACATGGTTTTGCGACAAGGAAGCCATCAATCTTTAATAAAGTGGAGAAACTTGATGCCAACTACCTTGATAGTGATGGTTACTGTGCCGCGAAGAAGCCGCGAATTATTACCAACACTAACAAGAATCAGGCTTTTAGAACTGGCCCGTTCTTTGTCGCTTTGTCGACTCGCATGACACAAGTTTTCAACGAACACAGTTCTTTATTTTACGCTAGCAAAACCGAATCTCGCGCCATTGGCAAATACGTTGCAGATGTTAAGGAGTGGCATTTGTACGAAAATGATTGTTCCAAGTGGGATGGTCACCAGCGTGCTGAGTGTTTGAGACTCTTGATTGAGTTATTTAAATATTTGGGGTTACCTGGTGATTTGTATCGCGAGTATCTAGAAGACATAAACTTTTGTGCCGGTACTAAGGCTTTTGCCAAAGGTTTTGATTATCCATTTAATGCAGTTGTTTCCACTAGTGGAACTCAAGGTTCTGGTAGACCAGAAACTTCTTGTGGAAACACTTTAATGAATTTCGCGTATCATTTGTTTGCTGATTATGAGCAATATGGAGAGGACGTGGTTACAAGCTTGACCAGATTACGGATAATGGCTTTGGGTGACGACAACGTTAGTTGTTCGCTTAACCCCTGGTCCGTTGCTGTGGTAGAAAAATTGTTTAAAGAGTTGGGACATGAGCCCAAGGTCAAGGCTGTTACCATTCAGACAGTTGAGTTTTGTTCTCAATTGTTTCTCCCATGTGTGGGTGGCTATGTTCTATTTCCAAAGTTAGGTAGGTTTTTAAGTAGACTCCCATGGCACATAATTCCAACAAGGCCTGTTACGACTGCAGAGAGAATCGGAAGATTTAAGTGTGATTTGTTATCTCGTAGGTTTTACTTACGAAATCTTCCGTATTTTGGTCCACTTTTGAAGAACTTGCTATCACTATGCGATGGATATTCCGTCGTTAATGATAGTTATAATAAAGAGTGGAATTACCACCATATTGAAGGAGAGGTTGTTCCTAACAACGACACCATGGAGTTTTTGACTAATCGCTATGGTGTTTTTCCAAGTAAGCCTCCCGTCATCAAGCGTTTGGATAGCGTTATTGATGATTACTTTCTGCAAAATTTAGCTGACATAGACGTGGGCCCATTAATGGACATGCCAGCTACACAATCAGAGGATGAGTTGCCCTTCCGTCCCCCAGCAATGGCTCTTCATGCTGGGTATTCGAACATTTTATTACCATTTGTTTACGGTGGCAGTAGTGTTCGGGCTAATCACCCTGATTGTGGTCGTGACGATACATTGCCAGGTTAAGGCAATGTCACTTCATAATCAACGATTCCTAAAACCAAAGAGTTGATTATTAAGAAAATGGTTAGAACTGGGACCAAGAAGGCCAGTTCATCTGGTGTGAAATCACTCGGCAATGGCAACTCGGCACCATTGCGCGTATCCATGATACCGAGACCCTACATGCGTGTTTCCGGAACACATGAAGGGGTTCAAGTTTCCGGTTGTGATGTTCTATTCCAGGTAATCGGACCACCTAATTCACTAAATGTCAATCCAAGCATTTCATCCAAGGTCACGCAAGCTATAACAATGTTTGCGAATCCAGGATTGTCTGCCGTCTTCCCAAAACTTAGTAATATTGCACAGGTTTATGATCGTGCTATTATTAAGTCTTTGAAATTAGTCTATTACCCCACTGTTTCTATGATTCAGGAGGGTCAAATAGGTCTAGTTATACAAGAAGACCCAAACGATCCCGTCCCTTCCAACATGATTGATCTTGCACAATATAAATGCTCCAGTTTAACTTCGATTTGTGTTTCAGGTAGCGCTGATTATCAGGCTAAAGGTAGGGTAATGTTACCTATTTTTACTGAGTCAAACGTTCCTAGCGGATCTGCATCTAATCCTTTCTATCAGGGTTTGGTCAAATTGTCCGTTTTAACGTCTGGCTTGGCGGTGGGCATGTCTTATGGGTATATAGGACTGCATTACTCCATGGAATTGTTGGCCATGAAGAACCCCGCGCCTAAGTTCATCAATTATGCTTCTAATGTTGCGGACGGACCTAATATACCTATTAATCCTCCCCAATATCAAGCTTTTACACCATCTTATTCTCAGGGTAACTTTGCCAATACGGGGTCTTCTTCATTGAAGACTCTGTGGAACGGCGTTTGGAATAATGTGTTAATTCCATACTTGGCAAGTTCCTTTACAGTACCTGCTGGTCACTGGCAAGCTAATGCTAGGTTGGCTATAAACGCTGCACCTACTGCAAGAGTTTCCAGTTCTGAAGTGGTTATTGTAGAGGATTGGATTAATCCAGCCTTTCGAGAAAAAGAGCACCAGGGCGACGACGAGAAATTCACCGAGATAGAGCGACCAAGACGTGTCTTGGCCGCTGGTGACATTGCTTGGAGTATTTATGGACAGTATTTGGACTCAGATTCACCTGTGGTCCAAGTTGCAAATATGGTTGTTAATTCTGCCGGTGCTACTGTCTTCCCTGGCTGTATGAATTTTATTTTAGATAGACCAATGCGTTTGGCCGCACAGGTGTTTAGTCCCGACGTAAATCGGACTATGGCCAATTACGTTGGTTCTCTTCTAAGACGTTTGCCTGCTGATCTTGATCAGTAGGTGAACACTTTTGGTTGCTTTTTGAAAAGCAACGAGTCCAACAGGCTTTGGATAGGAGTAATCCCGTTTGACTTTTGTACCATGTAAGTAGCTGCCATGGTCGTATATCGACCCGATTTGTCATCGTTATTGACACACTTAAC